AAGTTCTTTTTGTAAAATCCGAAAAAAAGTGTAAAATATAGCGTATGCCATCTAAAAAAAGAGCAACCAAGAAGTCCGACACATCGCCCCTTGTCCATCAAAACGAAAAAATAAACTTTGATTTAAAAATCAAAGAATACCCGTGGACAGAAAGACAACAAAAAATTATTGACACGGTTTTAAATGAAAAAGCCGACTTAACTTTGATTGACGGAATTTGGGGTTCTGGCAAGTCCCTTCTTTCGGTTTACATTTGCCTGAGACTGTTGCAAGCCAAGAAAATTTCCAACATTCTTTATATTCGTAATATCGTTCAGAGCGGATCAGGAACTCTTGGATGGTTGGGTGGAGACTTGGATACTAGATTGGGACCGTATATGCTTCCTTTAAAGCAAAAACTAGACGAACTTCTACCTCAAAGCCAAGTAAACAAACTAATCAGTGAAGGGTATGTCCAAAGCCAGCCTGTCGCTTTATTAAGGGGAACTTCATACAACTGTTATGGCATCATAATAGACGAAATAGGGTGCATGACAGAAGAAGATATTCTTCTCAGTCTTAGTCGAGTAGGTCAGTTTAGTTATGTATTCGGCGTGGGAGACTCTTGGCAGGTTGATGTTAAAGATTCGGGATTTAGAAAGATTTATGAAACATTTGATGACGAAGAATCAAGAGAACACAAAATTTTTGCATTTGAGCTTCAAGAAGAGCAGGACATTCTAAGGTCTGAATTTTTGAAGTATATAATGAAGAAAGTAAAGTCTAGATAATTGATTTAAAAAATAAAACTCTTTATAATTAAATACTATGATTCATAAATTTTGCGTCAACTGTGGGGTTAAAAACTCCTTTCAAGCTACTCCTCCCAATTTTTGTTGTGGGTGCGGTAAGCCATTTAATAAAGTTTTATCAAGCTCGCAAGCTTCTCAGGATGTAGATAATGAAGAAAAAGAAGAGGCTTCTGTAGTTATCCCTCCAAAAGAATCTTTAGCTAGTGGGTGGGGAGCTTCTCAAGTAGGTATGGAAAATCAACTTACTTTTGGGAGTCTTTATAATAATCCAACTAAACCTGTGGGTAAAAATCAAAGGCCAGAGCCAAAAAATACTTCTGGAGACATTCTAAAGCAATCAATTGAAGAATGCAGGTCCGTCAAGGAGTCTAAAGAGATTGGCGGCTAATGTTTATATTTGAAGATAAAATTGATGAGATAGACAAGCTTCTTGCTCAATCTAAAAGTCAGTGGAAGTTGGATTCAATAAACTGGATCGACTATGACGATATTTGTCAAGTAATAAGGATTCATATAAAAACCAAGTGGGAGCTTTGGGATCAAAATAGGAGTTTTGGAGCTTGGTGCAGAACTGTTATAAATAATCAAATAAGAAACGAAATTCGCAACAATTATACTACATTTGCGAAGCCCTGCATAAAATGCCCTCATTACGTTTCTGAAACTGGATGCTCCTTTACTGAATCTAAAAAACAGGACAACTCCTGCGCTGATTATGAAAAATGGTTTAAAAAGAAAAAGCCAGTTCACGATGTTGAATTAGCATTGCCTATTGATTCTGTCGTAATTAACAATTCCACAGAGTTGTATGATGAATTAGATTTCGAAAAAAGCTCGGCAAGTCTCCACTCTAAAATGCTGAATTCTTTAAGTAATAGAAAATATAAAGAAATTTATAGACTCTTGCATATTGAAGGAGTTAGCGAAACTGAGGTTGCAAAAAAGATGGGCTTTAAAAAAGAGTCTGGCAAGAGAAAGTCTGATAGATACAAGCAAATGGATAATATCGAGAAAAAATTCATAGCACTTGCTAAAAAAATCCTAGACGAAAATGACATTATCGAGTGAACAGAAAGCTAGAATAGACGAACTCTATGAAGAGAACCAAGATTTAATTTGGATTACTCAACAACTTTTTGAGGATGACTCTTTAAAAGGCGTCCACAAAGAGGGGCGAGCAGTCAAGTCTTATCTAGTAACAAAAGGTAAAAAATACAACACAACCAAAAGTGAGGCAAAATGCGAGTTTGAATTAAATTCTACTCAAAAAGAGCTTTTAATGTCTGACCAGATTTCTTCAGCTATGTCGCCTATAGAGATTACGAGACTTGTGTATCAAGACCCTGATATAAAGCCTTTGTCTGGTCAACATAGGTTGGTCATTTCCTTCCTTGAAAAATTCAGAACTGACGTAGTTGACCAAGGCCAGTCTTTTTCAGGATCAGATTGGTATGCTCCTAAATCTATTCCTATGACAGTTCGTAGAGTTAATAAATGGTGCGACATTTCTTTAAAGGAAGATGTTAAGGAACTGTCTACCAAGCATAAGAGGTATATGGAGAAACTTTTAGAGTATCTCAATATCTTTAAATTAAAGCAAACTCTTAATAGTTTCAAAACGACTTCTGATAGAGAGCTTTTTGAATCTGAATTTATTAGAGCTACTTGGGATAAGCCTGATTTGACTGTGGACGAAATCAATCTATACATGATGATTTGCAGCAACTACGTAAGAGCAGGACATATTCAAAAAAGATTAGATCAATTCAATTTAATGCTTGAAAGTGAGGATTTGGAAAGCGGAGAAATTTCCATGAGACTTACGGAACACGTAAAGGCTACAAATGACGAGTTAAACGCTTGTGAAAAACGAATAGAAAGCTTAACTCACAAACTTAATGGAAGCAGGGCGGAAAGATTAAAGAACAAAACTAAAAATGCAGGAAACATCTTAGATTTAGTCGCTAATTTTCAAGAACACGAAAGAAGAACCATGATGTTAGACATGGCGGATATGAGGCTTAAATTAGTAGACGAAGAAGCTACTAGGCTAGAAAGCCTTGACGAATTTAAAGCTAGAGTCTTTGGAATTAGCAAAGAAGAACTTCTTTGAAATGGAAAAGTGTCTTTTTTGCAAAAAAGAATTCAAAAGTGAGAGAGGACTACACTCTCACATGAGGGTTCATGGAGGTAAGGAAATTTATTACCAAACTTTTTACCCAAAAACTGACCTTTACGATAATTCGGCTATCCAGTTCAAAAACAAGGACCAATATTTCTCTTCCTTTTTTAATTCAGACGAAAACAGAAAGGCTTTCTACAAATCTTATTCCAATTTGAAATTAAAAAAACAAACAGCCATAAAGGAGATTTCAGAGAACTTAAAATTTAGAAATTGCGAATTTCTTCCAAGCCAGTCTTTCTTTGAGTTAGCTCCTTTGCCTGATATCAGAGTTATCAAAGACTTATTTAATTCGTGCAGTCAGTTTTGTCAAAACGCCTCTCTTGATCCTTTGTTTACTAAAAAGCTTCCTAAGACCTTTTTCAGCGATAGTCTGGACTTAGATTCAATGAAGATTTTTATAGATTCAAGAGAGCAAAATGCTTTTGATTATAAGAACAGTATGGTTAACAAATTAGACTTTGGAGATTATACTGCTGCTGGAGACTTTTACTCAAAAGTCTTTATTGAAAGGAAGGCGTTGGGGGACTTTGCTTCGTCTCTAAGTTCTGGATATGAGCGGTTTAAAAAAGAACTTGATAGGGCTAAACAATTCAATTCTTATATTGTCATGGTTGTAGAGGGTTCTTTGTTAGATGTCGAAAATCATGTAAACTCTTTAAAAAAGGGTAAAAGACCAAATTTGTCATACGCCTTTCACAACGCAAGAAACCTTTTAATTGAATACGCAACGAATTTTCAAATAGTCTTTTGCAACGGGAGAGATCGCGCTTCTGAACTTGCACAAAGGATTCTGTTTTTTGGCAAAGAAGCTACTGAATGCGATTTGCAATATTATTTATCAAATGTGGACTAAAGGAATACAAGCTGAGAAGTTTGATTTTTCGGCTAGAAAGATCAACGACGAGATTAGAGAAATAGAAGGTTTCATTCCAGAAGATGAAGCCGCTATTTTATTGTTTAAATTTTTAAGGAATAACATAGGTTACGCCTCTGAATTATTCATTGGAATGAAACTTTTCCCGTTTCAGGAGATGCTCATTAAATCAATGATGATTGGAGATTTTTCAATGTTCGTGCTGTCTAGGGGTATGTCAAAAACGTGGTCTGCGGCTATTTATGTTATTTTGCAATTGATATTTAGGCAAGGAGTCCAAATCGGAGTCCTTTCGTCTAGTTTCAGACAGGCTAAATTTATTTTACAAAAAGCCCAAGATATTTTAAATAAACCAGCCGCTGTTTTGGTAAAAGATTTGTTTTCTTTCAGTAGAGGCACAGATCAGTGGGTTGTTACCTGTGGCTCGTCAAGAGCTACCGCACTTCCACTTGCCGATGGCTCAAGACTTAGGGGATTCAGATTCCAAATTTTATTATTGGACGAATTTTTGAACATATCAAAGAATATATTTCAAGAAGTTATCTTGCCGTTCTTGGGCGTTATTGACAACCCTACAGAAAGAGATGATTTAAGAGAGCTTGAAGACTCCCTTATTGAAAAGGGAGAAATGACAGAGGCTGAAAGGTATAAATGGACTGACAACAAGTTGATTCTACTTTCCTCTCCATCTTATACTTTTGAGTATATGTATGAGCTTTACTGCCAGTATAGAGATTCTATTCTAGGCGTAGACATTAGAGATAAAGCTCTTGATGAAGAATTTGGCACAGATGCTTACAAGATAATCTTCCAGTTAAGTTATGACTGCGCCCCAAAATCTCTTTATGACAAAAACCAATTAGCAATCGCTAAAAATACAATGTCTGAATCCATTTTCAAAAAAGAGTATGGGGGTCAATTTGTTTCTGAATCAGATTCTTATTTTAAACTTTCTAAAATGGCGGCTTGCACAGTTCCTGATGGGAGTAATCCTCATGTGGAAATAGCAGGGAATCCCTCTGATGAATACATAGTTTCTATTGACCCTTCTTGGTCTGAAGACAGCGGATCAGATGATTTCGCGATGGAGGTGTTTAAACTAAATAAAGAAGAACAAAAAGCTTGCCTTGTCCATGCTTACGGACTGTCAGGAACAGGATTGAAAAAACACATTG